GCTCTAGCCAATTGCTGCGTCTTGATTTGCCATAGTTTTTTCTCCTTTGTAAACCACTATTCGTGGTTTACGGTTTATTTAATTTCGTTGGATAAGAATCGCTAATAAATTAGTCTTTCTTAGTACCACCGAAGGTTACACGGGACTGCCTCTCAGCATTGATCGGCATTCCTGGGTGCTGTTCCTTCATAAGATCGCTTTCAACCGCGTCGTCTTTGTCTTGAGTAATTTTTCTAAAATACTCATCGCGCGCTTTGACAATCTCTTCAGATATCCTTGCCAGCAATAGGCCACCAACTCCGATTACCCCTTTGTATTTGCCTTCCGTCACCACTGGATATTCCGATCCTGGATATGCATCAGCTCTTACAAGCTCGTATCCTGATCTTAATCGGCCGGCTACGTTCTTTGTATCTGTAAAGCCCATAGTTTCAGCTCTTATCCACCTGTGATGAAATCCTGCAGGCGCAGGGGGTGCATCTAAAGATGATGGGGGAGTCCAAACTGCTTTTTTAATAGTTTTTTCTCTAGTTTGACTCGCACGGGAAGTTTTAATTTTTTCGGTACTCATATGCTTATACCTCCTTCATGATTTTTAATTGTTTCGCATATTCTTCAAGTGGCACACCTAATTTTTTGGCGATTGCAACTTCAGATGATGTGAGCCTGATAGTTTTGCGACTAGGATTTACACTTCGCTTCGCCGAAGCTACTGTTTGTGTTAGTTTAGTCGATTCCTGTGAATCAGTCTTACCAAATTTATGCGGGAAGTCAAGCTTCATTCGTTTATCTATTTCAGCATAGTACTCCTCTGAATTAGGATCGAAGCCTTCGTCTTCCGTTAGTTTCTTATGATAATCAAAAGCCGTATAGGTCATAGCATTGTCTTTCCCGAACCATGCATTCTTTTCAGCCCACGCTTCAGCTTTTGGATCTGGTGGTGGAGTTCTTCCGACAGTATCCTGTAAAGTAGGCGTTTGTACTACCTTTTCTTTATCCTGAGACTGTCTGTCTTTTAAAGCGTTTAACCGGACTTCTTCAATACCGAGTTGTGCAATTGACTTTTGTGCATCAACTTCAGCATTAATGTCGCCCGCTTCTCTTGCCGTAGCAAGTTTAGCTTTAGCCGCATCCATTCCAGCGTTACCCTGTTTTCAAGAGCTTTCACATAATTAGGCTCTAGTTTTGAAAACTTGGTTTTTAATTGAGAATGCTCGTGCTGAACGCCTTTGGCATAATCCAAAGCAGCTTCTTTTTGCCGTTCCGCTTCACGCCATTTCTTCGTTAGCTTGGAAATTCTCCGTTGAACTCCTTCACTGTATTCTTCTAATTCTTTCTTTTCTTCTACTGGTTTTTCTTCTACTTTCTCTTCTACAACTTCTTCTTTAACCGGCTCTTCTTTAACTTCTTCTTTTACCGGTTCAACTACTTCTACTTCTTCTTTTTCTTTTTCTTTTTTTTCTTCTTCGATATTGACCTCCGCGCCTGGGCCGGTTGTATCAATATCAACTGTTTTTTCTTCTTTTGGCATAGTTCCTCCTATGATTAATTATGATGAAGTACGGCTTCTGGATCCTTAATGGTTCCTAAAACCTCGTCATCATTCAAGATGCGTACTTCGCCTCCTTCAATGGGTAATCTTGATCCTGCGTAACGTGCAAATACAACCCAATCTCCTGTTTTGCACCACGGTCCCGTTGGAAACTTTTCTCTATCGTGATAGGCCAACGGACCCATCTTCAATACATAACCGCAGTTCGTTGCGATTCGTAATTTGTCTAATGATTCTTGTGCGATTAAAATTCCGCCTTTAGTCTTTTCTCGTGGAGAAAAGGGCAAGACGAGTAGTCGCCAGCCGCTAGGAGCGGGTAACTGGGATTTTTGAATGTTCTCTGGATTTAAAGGTTCTTTTTCTTCTACTTGATATTTTTCTTCAAGGGCGTTTCGGTGTTTTGGAACGTCCTTCTCCGAGGTCGATAATGTTTCCTTGTTCATCTTTTTGCTCCTTTGCTTTTAGCAGGTTAGAGATTTCCTGAAGCATGTACTGGTAAGTACGCGCTTGTCCTAACATATATTGATATTTCTCCATGTTGTCAACACCACCACTAATCATGGCGTCACCAACTCTTTGAAGATTGTCTCGGATGATTTTTTGTAGCTTAGCAACGATAACTAAGGGATCCACTAGATCATGCCTTTATAATATTTCTTATAACTTTTATTTGATACTTTCACACCACCCAAATCACCTTCAATATATGTTCCAATGTACTCTTCAGCTGGAGGAAGTGTGTGGTTAACTGTCTTTGTAATGTTATGAGGTCCTTTTAAAGGTACTCTTGAATTTGCGATTTCGGGTCGCCATCTAGGGTTTACCATTATTTTTTACCTCCGCCGTTTTTTCTAAATATTTGTGTACCCTTTATACCAAAAATACTCGCGCACACAAGGATCCAGAGATTTGTGAACCATGTCGGGAGTGCCGAAAAGTGCTCAAAGAAGCTGTTTATCTTCACCATCGCGGCCGGATCGTCTGACCAGACCCCCCAGGCCAAAATTATTATGGGGAGCGTTAAAATCGCAAGGACGATTTCGTCCTTATAATCGTTATCTCGCGATTCTAAAAGTTTGCCTTGGTATGTTTCCTCACCTCGGGCCATACGTTCTGCATGCATCAAAGCTGCATCAGACATAGCCGCTTTTGTCTTTTGTCTATTCTGATAGATATGACTCCCAGTTTTGAGAGCCATCTTTGCTAATCCAAACCACATAATAATCCTTTAAAAAATAGGATACGCGCACAACGCGCATAAAATTTTTAGTACCACTTAACTGTGGATTTTTTATCTTTTAACATTCTACGTTGGCCACCAACTTTATTAACTGTCGGTATTCCTTCAGGAATTTTAACCTCAACACCACCTTTTAGGTAGCCTTCCTTATTCAGGAATTGTTTTTGGTTAACGCCTTTGTAGAAAGGTTCTTTTGTATCTGCCATTTTACCTCCTAGGTCCTTTTAATGTACGAACGTCTTTGGCTTTCATTCGCGCAATATCTTTTTTAGTATCATCAGTCATTTCTTGCTTCGCCATAGATGTTTTAGCTCGTAGTATAGCCAAATCTTCGTTTTGTTCAAGCTTATCATCTTCAATACCTTCACGTGAAACAAGCTTAGCATTTTCAATATTTTTTCTTTGGTTCATTTCTTCGTCTTTTCTTTGCGTATCCATTGCTTTTAAATCAACTTCTCTGGATTTAAGCTTCAATAATGGATCATGGTCGAATTGAGAAGTAATTTGTTTTTCTTCCTTCATGAATTCTTCCATAAATTCAGCAATCAAGATCGCTTTACGTGCTTCAATCTGTTGAGTGATCTGAACAATTTGAGGCTGAATTTGTTGAGCCATCTGTGGATTCTGTTTAGACGCCATTTGTAATTGTTGAAGTTGTTGAAATTCTTGTTTGAACTCCATTTGGACTTGTTCTGAAGCCATTAGTGAAATGTGTTCTAAAATGTTTTTTTCAATCGCAGCCATGACGGTAGGATTATTACGAACCATATTTAAGGCCATAAAATGTAAGTGCGCACTTACATGCGCTCTATGATCTTGGCCTTGATAAGCCTGAAAAGGTTTCTGCGCTAAAGCATCAATATGCTCAACCGCTGGATCTTGAGGCTGTGGTGGCTTAGGGGGTGGTAAGACTCTATCGATATCTTTCACTCCTAAAGCCGAATAGATCGTACGATACGCTTCGTATAAGTTATGCATTTGTGGGTTAGACATAGCCAACTGTAATTCAGTTTGAGCCATACTTATTCTTTGCGTCTGCGAAAATATATTCGGATCCGCAACTGGAAGTATATCAACCCTATCGTCAAAATCTGCTGCTTTGATCGTTCTTTGCGCACCAACAACATCGTAAGGATATTCTGGTGGTAAATATTGACCAAATATTTTTGCAAGTAACGCGAACTCTACTTTAAGAGACGAATACACTCTTTTGTGTATTGCGCTCATTACTCTTGAGCCCCGTTCTAATAAAGCCACTGTTGTTCCAACAGGTGCTTGTGCATTTCCATCGCCCACTTGCATGTCGGCAATAGATGCAAATCGTTGTCCTGCCGCTACAACCATTCCCATTAATTGGAATAGAACCGGTGAAGGTTCTTTGTACGGCAAATTCATAAATGAATCTTTTAAACTACCACCAGGAGCATCAACGTCTCTCCATTCTCCAGGTTGTAGTGGAGAAGCATCATCTCGTATTCGAATACCTCTCATTTTAAATCCGGCAGGTAAATTGGATAAAGTACCTGCGTCTAATAATTGGCGGAGAGCGACCGTTGCGGTACGACTCAATCCGCCAATCATATGTATTAATCCTAAACCGTAAAATCCGAGTCCAGGCAGAAATTTGAAATGGACGAAATATTGGATTTTCGTTTTGTTAGGATCGTTGGGCGCATAGTTCCTTCTTATCGAAAGAACCGTACGGCTACCTGCATCGATTGTAACGATGTAGGGGACTTTGATACCTGTTGGTTCTCCAGTTTGTGGATTGATGTCTTCGAAGCCTTCCAGGTCCAAATTTGTATGACACTCGTAGAGTGTAAAAATATCGTCAGGTTTAGTTTTCTTCGTACCTTCTAATTCTCGTTCTTTAGCCACTAAGGGTTCTTCAAAATAGGCTGGGGTGCCTAAATCAACGTCTCGATAGAAACCTGCTGCTTGTTGTTTTTTAATGTCATTGCTTGATAATTTAATAACGTGCATTACTGTTTCAGCATCTTCTAAAGACGTTGCAGAGTAAGGCACTAATAAATCATCAGCCGGTACAAATTTTGAAACGGCTTGTTTACGCATCGCATCATAATAAACTTTTTTAAAGGTAGATCCTGCGAGTGGCAGGTAGAATAACATTTGATCAAAATCTTCGTCGTAACCTTTCATTTCATTCATCAACATGTAATTCATATAATTTTTAACACGTTTGGATTGTTGATCTTTTTGTGGAGTTGGAACGCCCATGACTTGAGTTCGTACCGGTCCATCGGCTGGAAGTAATTCTTTATAAGCTAACGCTTGAAACTGACAAACCGCTTCAGCTAACACAGGATGCGTAGCTCCTGATGCTCCTTGAAAAGGTTGAGTTCTGTTTTGATATTTAAATCCTAAAAGATCTAAACCTTTGATGTAAGTGTCTTCCCATTCTTTTCGGGACATTTTATAATCGGTATGTTTTTCATAGAGATCAGCTCCTAATGATCCTAGAACAGAATCCGGTAAAAGCTCAGCAAGGATCGCGGTGAAATCTTCAGGATTTCCTGGAGTCACCTGAGAAGGATCAAAATTAACTTCCGCCCCTCCATCAGCTAAATCCGTGATTCGCGGACCTTCGGTTTCAATCGCTTCTTCACTAATATCGACTTCGGTCGTAGGACGATTAAGTCCCGGATCCGCATCGAGTTTTTCTATATTCGGTAACGCCTTATCCATAGGCGAAAATTTTTTATCTTCTGGTAATTCTGCCATTATTTAATCCACTTGTTATATATAACACCTGGCTTCGTCAAAGGCAATCCTTGTGGTAAAGGTCCTCTGAGAGGCGGTATCGTTTTAGTTAATCGTTTCGGTTTAAAGATATCATTATAATTCTTCTTATACTGGTCCGTTGATACTCGACTGACTCCATCCCATTTTTTACCGTTTTCTC